CGTGAGGCAATGTCCGATACTGAGGCCATCTCCGCGAGGTTCAGTCCTGCGGCGGCGAGTGCGCCACCGACCTTGCCGGTGAGGGTTGAGGTGAGGCTGTCGAGTGAGCCGACGTGGCGCTGGTTGGCGAGCACCATGAGGTCGGAGACCTGAGCGACGCTCATGCCCTTAGCGATTTGCAGGTTCTGGATGCCGATGAGGGTCTGCGTAGTGTCGGCAACATTGCCACCAGTAACGACGGCGGCCTTCGCGGCGGCGTTGATGACGCTCTGCGTCTGGGCTTGCGTTAGCCCTGCCTTCGAGGCTTGAAGGTAAGCGTTGGCGATGTCGGTGCTTGCGATGCCCGTCTGGTTGGAGATGTTGAGGATAGATCCGCTTGCGGCATCTACCTGCGCCGAGGTCAGACCGGCTTGGTTCTGCAGAGCGTCAAGGCTCTCGTTGAACTTCATCGCCTTGTCGATGCCATAGGCCGCAACGGCAGCGCCCAGCCCGACGACTGCCGTTGAGGCCATACTGGTGAACTTGCCGAACTTGCCCCCCGAGGCGTCGGCAGCAGCGCCGAACTTGCCCATCTTGAGCTCGGCCTCGTCCATCTTTGCCATGAACTCTTTGGTGTCCGCGAAGAGCGTGGCAATCACGGGTGGGAGCAGTGGCATGGTTCCTCTTTAGAGTTCTTGGGCGGCGGTTACGAGTTTGGCGTAGAGCCGAGTTAGTTCGTCGTGCGACTGTTCGATACCAGGCTGAAGGTAAGGGAAGGCGCGAGTGGTGAAGGAGGCCAAGTGGCCGGTGCCGGTGTAGCCCAGTTCGATGCGTCGCCCGTACTTGGTGGTGGGAGCGGTCTCCGATACCCACGCCGAGCCAGCCTTGTAGACCTTCAGGACTTTGATAGATCGCTGGAGGTTGCCGGTGCGACGGGTGGGAACCGGCCAAGCGTCCGAGCGCCATGTCTCAGTTGCCTGCGCTTCTCGGCCACCGATGAACTGCTTGCGAGCGTTACCGGCGATGACCTCGCCGCCTCGTCGGACGAACTCTTGCGTCGCTCGCTCGACGGCTTCCATCTGCAGGCGCATAGCGTCCTCGAAGGCTCCGTCATTGACCACGATGCCACTAGCCATGAGACACCTCCTGCTCGGTGCGAGCGATTGCTAGGAGCCAGTCGGTGACGTGGCGAGGCTGGTCGAGGAAGTCCTCGTGACTGCCGCCGTAGGTCTTGCGGAACCGATGCTCTCGGAAGTACGCCATGACCTCGGGGTCTACCTCGGCGGTCTTGCCTTCGAGAGCGGCCTTGAGTTTCGCTAGTCGGCGGTAGGGGCTTTTGGGTCGAGGGCTGGCTCCGTGTCGAGTGCCGAGCCGTTGAACTCCACACCGCAGGCCTCTGAGAGCGCGTCAAACGTTGCTTTAGGCAGGTCTAACGCGCTCTCTAAGGTCGGCAGGTCGCCTAGTGTCCACTGCTTGACGAGCCCGACGATGAGCTGCGCCTGATAGCCGTCAAGGTTGCTCTGGTCTTCGTCCGAGATGTCGGCGAAGATGCCCCAGGTCTTGGGGTCTCGGTCATTGAAGCCGAGGCTGGCGAGTTTGGCGGCGGTTCCGGCTGCTTTCATGTAAGCGCGGGAGATAGCCCGAGACGTGCGCTCGGTGATTTCTTCCTTGCTGGCGATGACCGCAGACTGGTTGTTCGGCAGTGAGACGATAGGCATGGTTCCCCTTTGTTTGCTTAGTAGGTGGTTGAAGTGCCGTTGATGATGGTGGCCTGAATAGGAGCATAGCCGGTGCTGGCGTCGGTTGCGTTGGCGTTCGCCGTGAACTCGACTTCCAATTCAGTGTACTCCTTGCCCCGTGTGCGCTTGATGGAGTGGATCTGCGCAGCCGACATGGTGAAGTTCACCGAGTGCTGGGTTCCGCTCGTCGCGTCGTTGGGGTCGGTCAGGGTGATGCTGATGGCCTCGGGCGAACGGGTCAGACCGTAGGCGCTTGAGCCGGTCGAGAATACGTCCGAGGTGGAGTTCACGACGAAAGTGAACTTACCCGTGACCTCGATGGGGCCAGCGAAGAGGTTGTAAGGAGCCTGCGTTCCCAGCGTGAAGATGGGCTGGGTCTTGCGAGCGATGCTGATTTCGCCGGTGGTGACGTTGGTGTAGCTCGTGCCGCCGATGGTCAGGGCCGTGTCCCAAGCCGGAATGAGGTGCTCGGTGCTAAGGCTCTGCGTGGCGAACACCGTCGGGGCTGAGGTGTAGGAGACGTAGGGGTTGCCCAAGTACTTGACCGTGACCTCGGCTGCGGCTTCTGCGCCGAAGGTGATGCCCAGCGTGTCGCACTGTGCGCCCGAGACGGTGAAGTAGTTCGCGCCGTCGAAGTCCAAGATGGAGTAGGTCGGGGGCTGTGAGCCGGTCGCGGGGTTGTTCAGTACCTTGATGGCGTGGGTGTAGGGGCCTGAGCCGGTCTTAGTGTCTGAGCCACCGAGCGAGGAACGGAGCAAGACTGGGAAGGTGTCAGCGAAGAGGTAGGTCTTGAACTCGAACTCGTCGTGACGTACGCCCTGCACCTGGTCATACACGGTTGTCGGTGATCCGCGCAGTGCCTCGTCGCGGAGGAACATCTGCTGAGGCGTAATCTGCGGCGACGTAACGGGGAGCCAGTAGGCCGTTCCCGTCGTAGGCAGGGTTCCCTCGGTGGTCTCGATGACCATGCCGAGGTAACTATTGGCTGTGAGGAAGGCGTTGTTTGCCATGTCTGTTCCTTAGTTGCTAGGGGTTGGGGCTGGGGTTGCGTCCGTCGCAGGGGCTTCTGGGGCGGTCTGGGGGGCTGCTGGTGNNGTGNTGGCTGTCCAGCGTCCGTCGCCTGGGTCGGTGGCGAGGGTCGTGACGTTCGGGATAGCGACGAGGACGTTGCCGTTGGCGTCAGTCAGGTCGGGGTAGATGCGCTCTTGGCTGTCGGTGAAAGTGAACATGGTTTCCTTAGGAGACGTAGGAGTTGGAGTTGGTGATTTCGATGATGCGAACTCGGACGGTGGAGACTACCTGCGTAGCACTTGCCGCGCCGTTGATTTGTCGGGGGTAGTAGGACGTGACTTCGATGTCGCTGCCCCCTGACGTGCCACCCTCGCCCCACTGGAAGATAGGGCCGTTGCCCCCGCAGTTCTTGGAGGCGCGGATAGCGTTCGTGAAGCCGTCGAGGAAGGTCTCGGCGTCAGCACCGGCGTCCTCGGTCTTGCGCTTGTTGGAGCGGAAGATGCAGGTGAACACGACTTCGTAAGTGATCTCTTTGCCGCCACCAGTCGGGCCAGTGAGCTCGATGCGCTTCTCGGACTGGTTCTCGATGTAGGGGAACACGATGCACCCCTGCTGGTGGCCTGGGTCTTCGCCCTGATAGAACTCGCCCTCGGGGGTGAACTTGGCGGGGAACGTCATCACCTTCGAGAGGAAGGGAATGTCTGCGCCTTCGAGGTAGGAGATGAACTGCGACCGTACCGTCGAACGGCTCATTGGCGACCGCCGATGACCTTGAAGGGCTCAAGCAGCATCTCGGCTTGGATTTCGTCCTGCATGGAGGACTGCTCGCGGCTCGACACGGCGGCTGGCTCGCCAATCTCGTTGATGACGAGGCCACCCTGCCCACGCTCCTTGACCAGAGCGACAACGTAGTGAATAACGGCCTGCTTGACGGCGGCAGGCATGGTCGAGACATTGACCCCGATGCCGTGATTGTAGGTCGTGGCGGTGCTGAGGGTGATGGTCGTGCCGGACACTGCCGAGACCTTGAGTACCTCGTCGTTCATGCCGTCCCAGACCGTGAAGGTCATGCCAGGGTAGAGGCCGGTGGTGTCGGTGACGCTGAGCGTCGTAGATCCGGCAGGAGCCGAGGCGATGAGGAACGAGTTGAACCAGCCATTGACGTAGGTGTATTGGCACCACATGTTTGTCTGATAGCCCCAGCGACCCCCAGCGATGCCGAGGTTGCCGAAGTAGAGCCCCAGCGTCGAGGGGGCGGTGAGGGTGAACTGGTCGCGGTCAATGGCGACGTTGTTCGAGCTGAGGGTAATCTCCGCCAGCCCCTGCCCTGGCCCCCAGCCGACTTGGATGTCGGTCACTTCGAGGATGGGGGTGAATGACGGCGAGAAGATGAGGTTGCCGTCGCGGTTCGGGCGGTACCAGCCGTTCTCGGTGTTGCTGGTGGCGTTGAGTGTGCCCAGCCGTCCGTAGCAGAAGATGTCGGCCTTCGATGAGGCTCGCTTGATGATGTCCAGCAGGGCGCGGTCTTGCGCTACTTGGCTGGCGTTCTCGATGAGGTTAGAGAAGTCAATCGCCGAGGCGGTGGGGCTGAACTTGACTTCGTTGAGCGAGACGTAGGGCTCGACGATGCCTTCGGTCTGAAAGAACGGTGCAACGACCATTAGTTCTCTTCCTTGAGGTCGGTGCCGCCGCACTTGCCGCAACGGTCTTTGAGTAGTGCGTTGAAGCCACAGCCCTGGCAGATGAAGCCCTGCTTGACGTGGCGGAAGTTCGTGCCAGCGATCGCGAAGTCGCCGGACTTGACGAGGGCGCGGGCGGCTTGCCCCTCGACGTGGAACGTGCCGTCCTTCTGGCGAGGGATTACAGCCCCCTCGTTCACGGTCACTTCGGTCAGTGCTCGGTCTGAGCCAACTAAGCGCATGGTTCTCCTTTCACGACTGGGAGGGGAGCAAGGCGGTGGAGGAAAGGGGAGGAAACCCCACCGCCCTGCTCAACCCTCAAGGCTAGGCAACTACGGCGAACAGCCTGTCTAGTTACCTAGCGATTGGGTGGGCTTTATCAGCCCGTGATGCCGGTGATGATGCCCGACCACGCCGGAGCGCGGAAGGCCAGTGAACCGTAGGTGTACGAGCTGATGTCGTACGAGAAGCCGATTTGTGGCCACTCGATGATCATGCTGTCCACCACGTTGTGAACCTCGACGGTCTGGCTGACGCCGGAGTCGGGGAACGGCAACTGCTTCTGGTGGATGAGCA